TCATTTACTCTCGTAGCAGCACCACCACCACCACTTGCTGCAGCCCATTGATAATCTGAACCACTCCATTGTAAGAACTGATTAGAAGCTGCGCCTGAAACATTTAAGTGACCGTCAACATCAGCATTTGTATATGTATTTCCTGGTGCTGCAACACTTAATACTCCGTTTGAAGCTGTAACATTAGTACCAGCAATTGCTGCAACTAAATCAGCAATTAATTCTTTCTTTGAAGCATTAGAATCATCAGCATCAATAAATCCAATACTATCTGCAGCTACATCGATTGTTCCACCGACTAAGCTGTTGAGGTCAGTACCACCACCGCCTCCACTGCCTGATGCGTTAAAAGTAATAGTATCAGTAGATGCATCTGTTGTAATGGTCATATTAGAACCAGCAACAATTGTTAATCCGTCCGTTGCGCTATCTGCAACTATATTAGATTGACCTGCTACTGTTATTGTTCCGAATGTATTAGCAGAAGAACCGCCACCACTTGACTGGGCAACCCAAGCATAATCTGAACCAGTCCAAGATAATACTTCGTCAGCCGAAGCTCCACTTGTATTTAAGTGAGTATCAACATTTGCATCAGCGTATGAACTGCCACCGCCACCAGCCATTTCAACCCAAGTATATGTACCATCTGCATTTGTTTTTAATACATAATCAGATGTTTCTGAGTTAGTAACGTTGTTTGCCCAAACATGAGGAGCAAGAGGGTCACTGTAATTTAGTATTGTACCACCGGAAGTATCTGCAAGTAATCTTCTCCAAGAACCGTGAGCATAGTACAATGAACCGGTATCGTGAGCATGGCCTATAGCTCCGTGATAAGTACCAGGGTTCAGTGCTTGTAAGCTTACTAGTGTATCATAATAGAATGATATTTTATGTGGTTTACCTGTTAAATCGAAATTACCCGAACTATCGAATAAATCTATAAGCGTATTGCCGGTGGTACCACCGTTACCATACAACTCATTAAAGTTATCGTTGACTTTATCGAAAGCAATTCTAATCGGATCACCTGATCCGTCATTAGCACTTGCTCCGATACCTATTGTTTGCTTGGCCATAGCATTTTATCCTTTAAATTCTTATTTAAATATTTATTATATTGGTTCGTGATCTGATGTAACATATGTACTATCAACTGTAAAGTTTGTTACTGAAGCTTCGAGTATATCTGTATTAGCTAAATCGAGAGCTGAACCATATCCGTCATCGTTAAAGAATCTGACGAATCTTGGTTTTATTGTACTTGCATTTTCGTACTTATAGATAAAGTCACCAAACATCTTAGTACCTGCAAGGTGTACATTCTCTTTAAGTAATTTTTCGTATCTACTCTTATCAAGCGTAGATTTAATTTGGTATGAATATTCTTGGTAGAAATTACTGTCTTGTATTCTCATTCCTGCACTATAGTATTTTACTTCTTGAACAAAGCTATACAAATTAGGATATGAACTATACCACCATTGTGCTTGCAAACTTGGAACTACTATATTATTCCATCTATTTACTATGGCCTCATCTGCAGTTTTACCTGCTAAATAAAGGAATTGTAAAGCATCGGCTGATGTAATAGAACCACCATCCTGGTTCATATCTAAATAAGCAAATCCATCTGAAGCTATTGATTGACCCCAGGTGTTAAAGTCGGGAGGTGTAGTAGTAACACCTACTGCAGTTCGAACTGCTTGGTTACTAAATTCTGCTGTTGGTAATATTAGAGTTTGATCAGTGATAGGTTGAGCAACATAACCGTCAATATGTGAAGTATAATCTTTCCAATAACCTTTATTTCTACCCTGAGTATTGGCTGTAATTGTACCGAAAGCTAATTCTCTAGTACTGTCGTCTGGATCAACAAGTGTTCCTGTGTCACCGTGGAGATAAGAAAAACCTGAATTATTAATAGCTACTGTATCAATATATCCTGTTTCATAATCTGCATTAGCGTCTATTATAGCATTATCACCAAATATTCTAGTACTGTTATAATCAAGAGAAACACCTTCAATAGCATATGCGTCAAGATTACTACGTATAATGCTATTAATACCTGAGAATCCATACCAAGTATTTGGTATAACTGTTATAGTACCTTCATCAGCATCCTTAGCAATAATAACTGCAGTTGCTCCTGTATTGGCTTCGGTAATAGTTTCTTGTAATTCAAAGAAAGAAACATCAGGCTTATTAACTAAACGAATGATCTGATTTTTCTTATTAAATTTTGTAATAAAATTGTCTTTAGCTTTAGCAAAGATATCAAAATTATATCCTTTACCTTGATTAATATTTGCAAATCCAGTAATTGTACCAATTTCAACATCTTGAATATTAAAGGCTTGATCTAATGGTGTGTAAATATTTGGAGCAACAGTGGTGCCTGACATATTTGTTGCACCACTATTATAATCACTTACGTTTGCATCACCAGTTACACCTGCAGCTATATCTGTTAGGTGAACTTGAATACCTAAAAACGGCTGAATTAAATCTGTAATTAACGGAACTGTTTGTGTATTTGATAATACAGCAGTAACGTGTGTATTAGCATCTGGTGGACTACCTTCTGGATAAAGTACGCCAGGAGAAGAAACAATAGGTACTCCGGAAACATCACGCTGAATACCCAGTGCTTTTAAATCGATGTTTGGACTACGATCAACTGTACTAATAGCATATGATTGATTAAATGAACCGGACGTTCGTTTAACACCAATACTTCTTGCGTTGGTTCCAACTACAAACCCTTCATTACCTTGAGTGTCTCGTAGTACTTCACCGTAAGTAAATACTGTTTCGTCACTGATCGCTCTTTGAATAGCTTGGTCTGATACTATAAGAGATGTATTTGCTGTTGTATATCCAAAACCGCCATCTTCAATAGTATAAGTAGCAACACTATCTGTTTCTGTAGATACTGAAACAACTATACCTTCACCACCATCACCTGCAGTTTCAGAAACAACTTTAAATGGGTCACCAGGTTTATTGAGTGGTAATTTTCTGCCTTCTGGGCCACCACTAGGATCTACAATAAATTCAGTTAAAGATCCGTTTAAACGGCCAAAGGTAACGATTTCGCCTTCAATATTAGTATAGATATCATCGTACTTTACAAACTGACCCTGAACATTGTCAAGGTAAATAATAGGTGTGTAAATACCGTTAATTAATATCGAATTAATTTTAGTTACAGAAGCGACTGCTTTAGATATACTACCAGTAATATTTTTTGATATAAGATCAGCATATGTATATGCTATATTTGTTTTACTTAAAAATTGATTAGCGTTTGGGAACATCTGAAGGAATGTACCAGTCTTCCATTCTGAATTAGATGGCTTAAGCATCTTAGACGACGGATAAATAATGTCAATATCATATTCGTTGTAAAATATAGAAAAGAATAATTCAATACCAGCTTTAGTACCCTTTCTTCTATAAAGGTCTAATATGTTCTTGACAAGGAAAGGTACCATCTCTTCCTTTAATTCTAAATCAGCAAGATATTTCTTTTGGAAAAAGATAAGTATTGATTTAATTGTTGTATCAATATCTTTATAATCATAGAAACGTCTAGAAACATAAAGAGACTGGTTACTCTGTGTTTCCATAAACTTATAATAGTCTTTTGCTAATTGCACTAGCTCAGGACCATCTTCACGATAGATCGCAGGGAATTGCTGATTAATAAAAAAGCTTATACTTTTTTCTATCTGCGAATAATTATCAGCCATGAATCAATTTCCTATTAATAATTGCTTGTTGTTAGTGTACCGATCGCTGAACTTGAGGATGTAGTAGCACCGCCAGGTATTTCTTCAAGTGCCATATTAACTTGTACATCTGTATCTCTAATAATAAGAACACGCCCTTTTGGTGAAACAATATCGCTCTTCTTAGGACAGATCATTATTTTAACAGACGAACCATCAAATGCTTCAACGATTATATCATTAAGTTTAATAAGTCCTGTTGTATAATCTACAGAACCGACATTTGGATTAGATACTTGAGGGTTTGTAGCGTCATCAATAATTGTCATTAAATTACCGAGACCATCGTCTTGTATATAAACACAAATTTTATTAACATCAAACGGTGTACTTTTAACAGATGGTTTATAATCTTTAAATCCGTTAGCATCTCTAAATGGATATGGTTTAATTAGTTCCATTTCAAATTTAAAGGATGGAGCTGATTTAATATTTAAAGCAGGTACCCAGTCAATCATTGGTTTAATTGATAGTGTACTACTTTGAATACCTGTATCAATCTTATCAATATCAGCAGTTAATTTACTCTTACGAATTTTAACATTAAAATCTTCGAGGTTAGTATCTGCATAAGTTTGTATTTGTGCTCTAACGAGTGCTTCAAGTTCTGCTGAACTCTTTTGAGTTGTTTTATTACTATAAACAATATCAGCAACGACATCTGCGAAAAGAAATTTAGTCTGTACAAATATCGGCTCGATTCCTAATGGACTCTTTTCTTTTAAATATGTAATATAAGTATTTGCAAGCGTAGAACTGATCAGCGTTGTTTCTGCATCTAAATAAACAGAAATACCAACACGACCAAATTGAGGTGGTTCTAATTCTTCACCACCATAAGCACTTACACTTTTAATTTCAGGGAATGCTTGTTGTAATAATACTTCGTAATCTTTTGTTGTAACTGCACGCTCTTGAACTGCTAAAGACTTAGGCGCAAAATATCTAATGCTTTCAGTACTTTCGCGTTCCACACCACCTGCTGCAGGTGCTATATTAGTAACATTGATCGTAGCACCGTCAATAAAGCTTGTTGTGAAAGAAGTAGCACCGTTTGGTAATTCACCAGAACAAACACGATATCGTACTCTTACGTCTTCAAACTCTTCTGGCTGTAAACCAAATTCGTTTTTACCAAAATAAACTGCATATCTATTATCTAAATAAGGCTCTAAATAAAATACTTTATCTAATGGTTTAACACCATAAATTGTGTTAGCGCGGGCAAATACGTTTCGATCTTCTTGTTGTTCAGCATCAACAAATACTACAATAGAGTCTGTATCAACTTCGTCATTAGTTAACTGAACACGTAATACACCGTCTCCATCAATAATAAATCCTTCTCTTTGGAATGAAGCAAGTATCTGTCCTTCAAATATATCAACATTATCAGCTACATATATACCAGGCGCTGATCGTCTTGCAATATATGTTTGATTAGTTACGAAGTTAAAGGATTCTCCTTGATAACTAGAACTAAAGTTTGTATAAGTTGGAATAGTTAATGTTGAAGCGGTAGCACTAGCATCAGTAATAGTAACACGAACTGTAGCTTTAGCACTCTTACGAGATCTTGGAATATAGTTTAATTCTTTAGCATGAGATACGATAGAGTTCTTTAAGACGGCCGAGTCAAGAAACATCTCATTCATTGTCATGTTAGTATAGAAATTATTTTGGAAAGTATTAAAAGCGAGCACATCAAGCATCGCGCTCATATTCGAACCTTCAAAATTATAATCTTTGAATTGAGTCTGCGTTTGCAGATATGTTTTTAACTGGCTTTTTATCGAATCAAAATCAAGTTCGGTAATCGGCGTTTTTGGAGTGGCCATCTTATCTTATCCTTTCTAAAATTACATCGAGAGTTATTGGTCGGTCGACGTTTCGTATGTAAAATTCTATTAAAACTCTAACAGTATTATCGTCAAATTCGCTTGTTGCAGTAACATTTATAATTTCTGCGCGTGGCTCATAAGTTGCTATAGTATTTTTACATCTAGTTTCAATTGTTTTTAACACACCTGGAGTAATGTTTTCAAATAGTAATTCACGTATTCCGCCACCTATAAATGGCTGCATAAGTCTTTCACCAGGATCTGTTAAAATCAGATTCTTTAAAGATTGTTTTACAGCGTCTTCGTCTTTTAATAGAGCTAAGTCTTTTGAAATAGGACTAATTCTTAGATCTTTATGAAAATCTGCATACAAATTCGGCTTTTTACTTATCGGTGTTTTACTAATTATCGTCATCTAGGTATATCTCTTATGTCTAAATGTATGTGCTTATCATATATTACAATGTATCTAAAACCAGCAGCAATAGCTCTGGTCTTAAATTCTTCAACTTTCTCATCACTATTTAAATTAAAGTTGTTCTGTATATCTATAACAAGCCCACTTAAGTGGCTGCTTTCAGGCGAACCTTTTATTTTATCGTTATATTCTTTATTAACCCAACCTTTGGTAATAACGATTTTCTCACCTAGCTTCGACTGCATCCTCGCAAGATAAACTTTTACATCTAAATCAAGATGAGTATAAGCAGGTAATCCTATACCATAATCATCTTCTTTAAAACTCTTTGCATCTGGATCTAAGCCAAACCTTGAATCTGTGCCCTTTAAAACAGCCATACAAGGCGGTAAGTCTTTATATTCTTGAGCAGTAATCTCTTTTACAACTATTGCATCTTCACCGGTAGGAGTTCTGAGTACTTGTCCAGAATCGCCTTCCCATACATCCCTTAGACTATTTATAGTCGCACGTCGCTCTTCTTCAGAAAATCTTACACCTCCGTTACGAATTGCTGTAGATGTATTCATATTTCCAATGGTTTGTAGTCTTTGTACTACTCTTTGATAACGATTACCGAAACTATCTAATGGATTTTTAATTTCTCTAATAAGAGCTTCAACGTTAGTAGCAAGTGCACAGAACCTATAAACTAAGAATTGTACTGTTTCTAAATCAACGTTTTCAAATAAACCTAATGCATAATCCATAAAGTTTTTAAGTTTATCTTTAAGCTTTTGTTTTTCCTTTTCTGTCATCTGATTACACATACGTTCTTTAAGTGTCATAACTCTTTTTGTATGCATACGGTTGACATTTGTTACAGCGTCTGATATAATACCTACAGGATCAAAGTTTTCAATAGCAGCCATAATGTCATTGAACGTTTCTACTATAACATTAATAATCTTAGTTCGTATTTCTTCAAGAAGCTTGTCGATAATCTCCTCTTGAATTAATGTTTTAAATCCATCATAGTCTCTTGGTATCTTATTATAAATTGCTATAGCGTCTTGGATTAATCCATCAACTACACCTATTAAATCATAGAACGCATCTATTTGATTAAAGATATTCTTTAGACTATTACAGAAACCACCTAAAATACTTTCAGCAATACCGCCGTTATAATAATTGTTTAATTCTAAATTAAGCTTTGAAAGATTGTTTTGATTAATTAAACCATCAGCTGTGTAATTATATGCTTCCATGAAATCTGCAATTTCAAGGTTTGTAATATTTCCACGATCCCATCTTGCAGCTAAAGCATCACCAGCATTACTACCTATTCTATTGCGCCACGTAGTATTAATATAATCTACAGCAGTATAGAAATCATCTCCATATCTATTAACAGCAATTTTAATTGGATTCTTATCTGCTTCTTGTAATATATTTTTAGCAAGATCGTCTGCGAATTTATCAACAGCTGCTAGGGTATATTGTCCATTAACAGAGATTGGCTCTTGCGCAAGTCCTTGCCTATTAATAAATGTTTGATCTCTTGTATCCGTGCAACTAGCCATTGAAATCTCCATCTGCTGAATCATCTAAAGGTGAAATAAATCCAAGAGCGTAACCTAATGCAAAATAACCTTTTGACACAATTGTTTTTGCGTAGCTTGCTGGTTCTGGCATCTGAATACGAGGTAGTCCTAAACCACCACCTGGTAATGGATTAATACCTGTCAACACACTAAATGGTGAAGTTAATACTGCTGCAGCAAAGAGTGGTCCGTTTCCTGTAGGATAAGCCCAACCCGAAGTCACACCAGGTAATGGTGCAGCTACTGGAGTACTTATTGCAGCAGGAACTAATGCAGGTATAGTTACAGTTGGTGCTGCTATTGCTACTAACCGGCCGGCGCCAGGTGCACACGTACTTCCAGGTGAAGTACTAGTTGGTAATGGCGCTGCTAGTGCTGCTGTATTAACTGCACCGAAATTACCAGTTGTGGCTGATAGTGTTGTTGCTAATAGTGCAGCAGTGTTTACTGCTCCTGCGTTCCATATTCCACTGAATGAACCTGTCACAGATGTAAATTGACATGCTAACGCGTTAACACTAAATCCAGCAACACCAGCACCGCCTGATAAAGGTGTAGGTGGTATTAAACCAGCAGCATTATTAATAATATTAGAACCAGTTAAATGAATATCCATTGGAGTGGTTAATTTAATTGCTTTATTTGAATATATGTCAAACGTATTTAAAGCAGTATTTTTAATATTTAAAGCTACTGAATTGATTTGTTTTTCTGCTTCAATCTGTACTTCGTTTTTACCGAATATTGTAACTCTATCTGCATTACCTTCAAGCTTAATATTAGCACCACGCATATTGAAATGATTACCAACATTATAGAACGAACTACCGCCTATAGATAACTCATGTTCACCGTGAACGATTTGTTTATAATCGCCCATGATTTCTTCTGTTTTATTTCCCTTAACATAAACATGAGAATTACCGTTGATCGTAACTACATTATGAGCTGATGATTCGTGTTTAGTTCCTATAGTAACTTCGTAGCGATCGCCATCTGCACGTTCTTTAACTGAGCCAGTAGCGTCTATTTCAATATAAGAACCAGACATGTGATGTATATGAATTCTTTCTGCGCCAGGAGTATCATCAATTTCTATACTATGGCGTGCTGTTTCTATAACACGGTTATGAGGATATTTTGCACCATATGCAGGTGGTGGTTCGTCCCACGTTAACTTTGAGTCTGCAATCTTTTGTTTTTCTATTGCGTTTGAAAATTGAGGTGTTAAATAAGTTGCGTCAAGATCTTCTGCTCTTCCTAATCGGCTCATTTGTGTCATACCAAAAGATTCGGGATCTAAACCCTGAGCTCTTAGTGGTGCGTCATCGCCAGGAACAACTCCCCATTTGTCTTTGTCTGGATCGTGCTTTTCAGTATACTGCGCTGGTATTAATCCCATTATCATTGGATGTTGTGCTTCATCACCATCTAAAAACATACCAAATACAAAACTATTTAATTTTGGGGGTGGATTGTTTGGTTCGTAATTACCAGCTACACATATAGCCCAAGGTAGTGCTGCAGTAGGAATTTCTTCATCTGTATTTTCACCGTGTACACCAAATGCGCGAACTTGAACACGGCCTTGTTTTGTTGGATCATCATTATTTTCAACCACACCAACAAACCACATCGGATTTGATATTCCCATTCCTCTACTCATTACTATACTCCTCCCTTGGTATCACTTGCTGCATCACTCCACCCAAATTTATATAAGCGCATTGCAGTTTGTAATTCCCCATCACCAATATTATTTTCAATAGCTATTATTAAATACCTTCCACTCAATTGTTTATTATTTTGTGATTGATTACCAGCTGTCATTTCTTTAATATTTAATTTAACAATATCACCAGCTTGAAGATCTAAGCGTCCTGTAGTTACAGCACTTATTTGTGTTGCAGCTGCGTGGAAAGCAAACATATTTCTTTTAGCTGCTAAATCTCTAAAATTAGTTTCAGGCCTAAATGCTCCTACTAAATTTCTATCAGTATATTCTCTAATAATCATCCACTGCTTTGCATTTTCTTTTGTAAATGTGTCAGTCATGAATTTTTCTGTATGAATATCTGATCCTAACGACGCAGTCTTACCACCAACATCTTTAAATTCTTTGTAATAATCTTTATAATGGTAATTAAATCTCTTTGCTGTTCTTTTTAAGATATCAACTTCCATTACAGTATTTGAATAAGCACCACCTGCTAATTCTGCTCCAACATTAACACGTTGGCCTTGCACAAAATTGCTTAATGTTTCTATTTGTTCTCTAGGTGCAGCACCGTCTAGTTCAACAAAAGGATTATAGGTTAGTGCCTTTGGTTTATTCGCGCGTCCGTAAGCATATAACCATTCATCACTTACAAAATAAAATCCTTTGTATGTTTCAAAGAATCTAAATAAAGATGATTTAGATCTACTAGATCCAAACGCTCTACGAGCAACAAAACCAATTGCTTCTGTTGGCATATAGTCAGGTATAGTAACAGTCATGTTATTATCCGACTCTTCGATATAAACTTTACGACCTTTGTCTGATTTTAAACTGAAAACTTTTGTATTTTCGGGTAATACTTCGCCTTCTGATGCAGTACTTGGTGTGATATTAAAAAATATCTGTGGTGAAGCTTTATTTAAATTTTTATCAGGGCCGTAATAGTTATTAAAAATGTCTTGTACTATTGTTGAAGCTTTTTTATTAGCGTATGATCTAATAACACTTCTTTTACCTGCTTCATAACTTGCTTTTGAGATCCAATGGAGTGTGTAACTAGCACCCTTTGTATCAGGAGTTGGTTCGACACCATCAATTTTATAAATTTGACATTCTAAACTAACTTCTGTTTGCAAGTCATAACAGTACATAGTTAATCTTAATACTTCTTCACCGCGTAGTGGAGCGTTCTGCAATAGACCAACATTATCTAAAATATCTATACTACCATTTAAAGAAAGTTGTTCAATGCTTTGGCTCATACGGAAATTACCAATCATAAGTGATACATCATACTCACGCTTATTTTCGCCGTCGTATGGTATCAACTTTGCGGTTTTTATTTCGCATCGCGATGGATTAAAAGCTTCATTAGCCATATATTTTATTCACTAATTGTATTAACGAATTCTTTTGTAATTTGAGGTAGAAAGTCTTTATCAAATAAGTATATTTCTTTCTTATTATCGTTAAGTGTTTCTTCGTACTCAAAAATACGGTATGGTTCCCATTCTTCGGGAATGATTCGTTTAATAATAATTTTCTGCCCTAGCTCTGTTCTCATAATGACTCTGTCTTCTCTACGAAGATAGATCGTACGAAACGATTCGGGCGCTAAAAGAATTTCGTCTACTGCTGCCATTTGTTATACCTTTTTCACATAGAAAATGATGTTATCGTCATTGCCTGGATCTCGTGTCCAATCAATCACGTCTTCTCCAACTTCACCAGATTCTTCTGTGTATTTTTCAACTATATAATCGTTGAATGTTTGTGGATCCATTGGCCATTCATGGTATGGATCAATTATGTTATTTGCCATATAAACAAGCCAGACATAATCAACTGACCCATAATAGAAGTGAGCTACCTCTTCAGCACGTTCTCCTTCTGAAACTGTATAAGGATAATAGATATATGGATTATTACTTAATGCACGAACAAAACTACTTCGGCGTGATATATCTCTTATTCTGCGGCCTTCATATTCTATAATTGGGAAGTTTTCAAAATATTTCATTATTGTTTTGCTCCGCCTGTTTTTGCTCCGCCGTCTAATGGATAATCATCGCGAGTATGTATTTGTACTTCGCTGAATGATATGCTTAATGTAACTGCAGCAGGAACACCACCTTTAATAATTTGCGGCATACCACCCCCTCCACCGTAATCAACAGTAACATTACTAATCATACATCTTTTAAACTGTTGGAAGTGTGACTCTTGTACACCTAATAAGTTTAGAGTAACAATACTAGGATATTTTAAGAATGCTCTACCTAGAGATGGAACATTTTCAACTCCTTCTGTTTCGGGTAATGACTTATTCTTTAAGAATTGAACGATTTTTCGTATTTGTTCTGTGTCAGCTTTATTAGAAGGAAATAAATCCCAACTAAATGTATAGTTCTTTAAATCTACACCAGTAAAACTTAATGTCTCTTGTGGATTAACTACTCTTTGATTTATTACACCAAGTGTTCTAGATAAATCACCACCAATAATATTACGTCCTAAGTAACTAGCGATCGCTGTTGCTTTATTAGCTTCGATACCACCCATCTTTTCAAGGCCTGCAGTAATTGCAGCCATTGGATCATTAAAGAAGTCTTTACTTCCAGTTTTAACTGAATCTAAAGCACCTCCAATTGCCTCCTTCATATTTCCCAAAAAGGCTGAGCTAGAATCTCCTGCTAAACTGGATAAACCAGAAGCTACGCGTTCATATAAAAAATCTCTTTCAAAACTTTGTACTCTAATACCTTGAGAATCTGATAGTGCTCTTGGAAAAGGTAATTCAAGTGCTGAATGATCTGAGATTTCTGCAGTAGACGAAAGGGACTGTATAAGACCTAAATTTTCGTTCTGTGTAAATTTTACGTCTGCACCTTTACCTTCAGAGTTAATACTAGCAATGTACTTATTGTAATCGTAGTCAGCAAATTGTAGTAATAGACCGTGAGGCATAGGCTTAGACGGGAAAGACAAATAGTTCCCACTTAAAGCCTTACCAGCGTTTTTTCTTCTGTTCTTAATTATTTCAGGTCTAGAACTCATAGTTACTTCCAGCCATAGTTATCTCGTTGTAATAAATAGTAATTGGACATTATAGATTATTTATACAGGATTGACAAATTAGTTATGGCATATAAAGGTAAGTTTAAACCAAGCCGCCCGCAGAAATATAAAGGTGATCCTACTAGGATTATTTATCGGTCTTGGTGGGAAAGAAACGTTTTTTCTTGGTTAGATAAGCATAAAGATGTAATATGGTGGCAATCTGAAGAAGTAATTGTTCCATATAGGTCACCAATAGATGGAAGGATGCATAGATACTTCCCAGATGTGGTTGTCCATAAACATGATGGGCATGGTAAAACACAAACAATCATGATAGAAATTAAACCGTATGGGCAGACTTTAC